TTTCAACCCCCTTAGGTATGAATCTCTTTTATAAAATGTGGATAGATGCAGAAGAGAAACGTAACAACTATATTCCAATTGAAGTACACTATACACAAGTGCCAGGTAGAGATGAGAAGTGGAAACTAGAAACAATCAAAAATACTTCAGAGACACAATTCAATCAAGAGTTTCTTTGTGAATTTTTGGGTTCGACTCACACTCTTATAGATCCATCAAAACTAAGGTCTATGGTATTCAAGAAGCCCATATTTTCAAACAATAATATTGATGTTTATGAAGAACCAATCAAGAAAGCCACATACTGTATGATTGTGGATACTGCTCAAGGAAAAGGACAAGATTTTTCAGCGTTCTCTGTTTTCGATGTTTCACAGATACCATATCGACAAGTTGCAAAGTATAGAGATAATAAGATTTCACCTATGTTATATCCAAATATCATATATCAAGTAGGAATGAAGTATAATACTGCCTTTACTCTACTAGAAATAAATGATATGGGTTCACAGGTGGCAGAAGCTTTACACTATGACCTTGAATATGAAAATGTTATGATAACTTCTATGAAGGGTAGAGCAGGTCAACAAATTGGAGGTGGTTTTTCAAAGAACATTCAACTTGGAATACGAACCAGTAAACAACTCAAGAGAATAGGCTGTGCCACTCTGAAGGAGATGATTGAAACAGATAAGTTAATAGTTCCAGACTTTGAGACTATTGCTGAATTGACTACGTTTGCATCTAGACACAATTCATTTGAAGCAGAAGAAGGTTCACATGATGACCTTGCAATGACACTAGTAATCTTTGCTTGGTTGGTTCAACAAAGATACTTCAAAGATATGACAGACCTTGACCTTAGACAAAAAATGTATGAAGATTATGAAGAACAGTTTGAGCAGGATATGCTTCCATTTGGTATTATTGATGATGGTCTAGAGGAAGATACCTATACGGACAATACAGGTCAAACTTGGGAAGTATCACCTTCACAAAGAAGTTATTTTTAAACATCTGATCCAAATCCAAAATCTGCATCAGACTCTTCTTTATCGTGTCTTATATCTTGGAGTAATTTTTTAGCATCTGGATGTACTCTTGTAGAGTTGTAGTCTAATCTAGATTCAGATTTTGTACATACTATTAGGTGTTCTGGATTCACACACGAATTTTGACCACAAATTTGATGTACGATATATCCTGAAGAGATTTCTCCTTTATGATGTAGATAAGAAAACCTATGTGCAGGTATAGATTTCCCTTGATATGAAAACATTCCATATCCCTGTTGTGTTTTTGAAGCCTTCCATGTCCAACATCCACTTCCTGTGTTTTTATCTATCTTTGTTAAAAAGCGTTCAATTTCTTTCATGTTACCTCCGCGTGTTCATATAAGTATTTATATCTCAATAAATACTCAAAATACAGAGTTTGGGGTTTTTATAAATAATCTATAGTAAGATAACTTTGTATTAATTAACTAAAATTAGGAGAGATGACATGCCTTTTCAAGTATCGCCTGGCGTAAACACATCTGAAATTGACTTAACAACTATCGTACCTGGCATTTCTTCGATAGATGCTGGATTTGCAGGAGCATTTCGATGGGGGCCAATCAACGATGTAAAATTGATTGATTCAGAAGATTTATTGGTGGAAACATTTCAATCTCCTGACGCAAACACATATATTTCATTTTTAACAGCAGCAAACTTTCTAACGTATTCAAGTGCACTTCATGTTGTAAGGACTACGAACACAGCATGTAAGAACGCTTCTGCAACTGGAACTGCAGTTTTAATTTCAAACACATCACAATATCAAGCAACATACTCAGAACAAGAAGGATCACCAGTAACAGCACAGGGTGATTGGTCTGCTAAATGGGGTGGAGATTTAGGAAACAGTCTTAAAGTTTCCCTTTGTGGCCCAACAAGAGCAAACCTCGCATCTGGAAATACAGTAGTTGCTGGGAACTCAGATGTTACTTTGACAGGAACAGTAGCCGTTCATGTATCAGATAAGTCCATAACAGGAACAGGTACATTATTTGGAACTGAACTTAGAGTTGGAGATGTAATTCAACTTTCTAGTAATACTTTTGTTATTGCTACAATAACAAGTAATACTGCTGGAACTGTACATGCAAATCCAGCAACAGGTGCTATTAGTGCAGTTGCAACTGTTCGATTTAAGAGATCACCATTTGCAGAACCATCAAGAAATATGGTGGGTACAGTAGCAGTTACTGCTAATGTTGCAACAGTTACAGCAACAATTGCTAGCGGAGAACAAGGTTCTGGTGCTTTCACCAGACAATATACTGCTGGTGATATTATCAAGGTTAATGGTGAAGAAAGAAGAGTTAAAGCTGTTACAAATTCCTCATCCATGACTGTTAATGTTGGTTTCACCAATACAGCAACAGCACAAACTCATTCAAGAACATGGGAATATGCTGGTGTTTTTGATAAAGAACCAGTAACTACAGACCATTCTGCTGCAAAAGGTGCTCTCTATGATGAAGTACACGTTGTAGTTGTGGATGAAGATGGAGAGTGGACAGGTACAAGAGAAACAGCATTAGAAACTTATACTGGTGCTTCAGTCGCATTGGGTGCAAAATACGAAGATGGTACATCGGCGTATTATGTTGATGTTGTTAATCGTAGGTCAAAATATGTTTGGTGGATGGATCATGACGCTTTAGGTGATGCTTATACAACTGCTGGCGCTCTTGTCGCTGCCTGGGGAACTGCTGCAAATTCAACAGCAGAATATGCATCAAGTGCTGCTACTGGTAATCTACTTAAAACATTAAGTTTATCTGGTGGAGTCGATGGTACTGCTCCCTCTGATGGAGATAAAATCACTGCATTTAATAAGTTCAAAGATGCGGAAGAAGTAGATATCGGACTAATAGTCGGTGGAGAAGCTTCTGCAACAGTCGCACTTCAACTCATTGCAATCGCTGAAGGTAGAAAAGATGTTGTAGCTTTCCTTTCTCCAGAACAGGCCGATGTTGTCAACAATGAAGGAAGTGAAGCTGATGATGTAGTTGAATTTAGAAATAGTCTAGGGTCTTCTTCTTACGCAGTTCTTGATTCTGGTTGGAAATATCAGTACGATAAGTACAATGATGTTTATCGTTACATTCCTCTTAATGGAGATACCGCAGGTGTCACTGCTGCTACAGAAGCAAACAGAGATGCTTGGTTCTCTCCCGCTGGTTTTAATAGAGGAAACTTCAGGAATGTAATAAAACTTCCTTTTAATCCAAGAAAATCTGAAAGAGACACACTTTATAAGAACAATGTCAATCCTGTAACAACATTTATGGGTTCTGGAACTGTTTTATTTGGTGATAAGACTCTTCTTGCAAAACCTTCTGCATTTGATAGAATTAATGTACGAAGACTTTTCATTATTATGGAAAAGGCTATTGCAAGGTTTGCACGAGCACAACTATTTGAATTCAACGATGATTTCACAAGAGCTCAGTTTGTTGGTGCGGTAGAACCATTCTTGAGAAATGTTCAAGGCCGTGATGGTATTACAGATTTTAAAGTTGTCTGTGATGGTTCAAACAATACTGGTGATGTAATTGACCGTAATGAATTTATAGGTGACATTTATGTTAAACCAAATCGTTCTATCAACTTTATTCAACTTAACTTTGTTGCTGTTCGTAGTGGAGTTGGTTTCTCAGAAGTAGTTGGTTAAAAAGTAGTATAAATAATAGTATATAACACATCTCATAGATGGGGGAAGACGATGGCATGCGAAGGCAGCACTTGTAAAAAAGACTTCCCCATCACATCTTTAATTTTAGTCATCGGGGAGAAATATCAATGGCGTTTACAATAGATACATTTAGAACTACTGCATTATCCGCAGGTGGTGCACGAGCTAATCTGTTTGATGTTACAATTGCAGGTGCAGCTGCAACAACAAATCTGGCTGGAGGAGTAGCTCAGTTTAAATTTGCATGTAAAGCTGCAGCAATTCCAGCAATGGCAGTTGGAGTTGTAGAAGTTCCTTATTTTGGTAGAGTAGTTAAAGTGCCTGGAAATAAGACATTTGATAACTGGAGTGTTACCATAATAAATGATGAAGGTTTTCTTGTTAGAAATGGATTTGAAAAATGGGTGGCTTCAATGGGTTCTCACATAGGAAATGTTCAATCCGCAGCATCTACAAACCTAACTTCTGCTCTTTATGGTGATGCAACGGTACAACATTATGGTAAAGCAGGCCCAACGAGTAAAATTGCAGAATATAAGTTTGTAAACATTTTTCCAGTTAGTGTGAGTGAAATTGCTCTTGGATGGGATGCAAATGATGCTATTGAAGAATATACTGTTGAATTTGCGTATGATTATTGGACTCATACTGGACAAGTGACAACATAACTTTTATTATTTTATATTATAATTAATCTAACTAGGGGCCGGGGGCGCTCAGTCCCTGACTTTTGGAGTAGTATATGGCCGTTGAATTATTTGGTTTTACAATTGGAAGAACACAAAAAGAAAAGGAACAACAAGATCGTCTTTCCTTTACACTCCCCGAATCAGAAGATGG